TAAACCTCGGCTATAAGAGCGCCAAACATAAGGCATTTACCTACTGTTCGGAATGGGAAATCCAGAGAGCCTTTTGGAAATATAGGTCGTGACATATCATCCTCAATTCATTTTATAAGACCGGAATTGTTTTAAGCTACCCCAGTCATCAAACTCTATAATATAAACCATAGCATCCTTGCCACTTGTGCTTGTAACTTCACACTCCAGACAAACGTACTTATCTTTATACGCAGTATTCTTTATATGAACGTGGGAATCGTCGGAGCAGAAATCAGCAAGATAACGCTTTGCTTCATTGACCCATATCATTTAATCTAATTCCAAAGTAATTGAATCTAATTAGAGTTTAATTTTGACGATTGAATCTTTTGGATATAAACGATACCGCTTCAGGGGGTATTCCGGGGTGCTTCTTTTTATCGTCTATTTTCTTTTGTTTATCTTTGTTCCTCTCTCTCTTAAGCAGATAAACAAGCAAATGATACGATATATAGTTAACACTAATAAACAGAACAGTGAACAAGAAAGTAACCATTAGAATAGTTGATACTTGCTCCAGTACCATTTTTCACCGCCTTACCCCGCAATAAGCAGACTTTTTTAGTTTTTTTGCTGAATTTTGGTTTACATTCCGCGAAATTGATAGAAAAATAGCGTGATGTTGGGGTCAGAACCCTTATATATTATAAGTCCAGAATGAGATCAGTCAAGGATTAAAAAATAAAAAGGCGGAAATTACTTAAACTTGCTGAGACTTGGACGTTTTTGAAAATTCTTGACGCTTTTTCGCTTGATTTCCATTTCGCCGGTTGTATACTTAAGTACAGAGTGTATATGATTAATTTTTTGTTGGATCGAAGTGAGTATGAGATACGTTTCTGCTATCTTTTATCTTTCTCTGTTCTACATATGTATTGGTTTGTTTCTCTGGAACTACAGTGAGTTCAGTTTTCAAGAAAAGATAATGATGTGGATGCTTATTGCCGGATTTCAATGTTTAGGCGTCCTATCTGGAAGAAACCAGATTAAATAAAGGTGCAAAGATTCTATAAAGATATAGTACGATACTCCCCATAGAAGAGTAGCAACTCTGTTGCGGGCAATTGCTCTTAGTTTTACAAATGCCCTGTAAAATTTGGGGAGTTTTAGAAGTTGCCGCAGACTATACAGTCTAGCGGGGTGGTTGGTGGGAATTTTTTTAAAACTCGCGTGCTATTGACTATCCTAGACTATTAAAGAGCTAGAAAGGCCGATACAATGCTTCGCAAACTTAGAGTATTAACTGCCACCCCGCTTTATTTGACTGCAAGTTTTCTGCTACTTATTTCCTTAAGAATTTTCCCACCAGACTTAAGAGATGAAGCAAAGGATAGCTTTCTTTAAGTTACACGAAGAGAGTCACCAACGATCCAAGCGCCAGCAACTAAGGCAACGTGATTAATTTGCTCTACCGTGAGTCCAATTCCTAATCCATCAAAAATAACAAAAGCAACACCGCCTACAGCAACCCAAAACCTTCTTGACGCAATCAACGAACGGACTTTACTTAACATTTTTCACTCTCCATGACTACATGAACAAACTTCGCAGCAACTACAATCGTCGCCACATTGACAATCCGCGCCGCAACACGCAGCTACGCCCCCATTAAATACAGGACAATAGCCAAGGCCATATCCCACAATCGAGCCAATGAGGAAGGCTACAACACAACACCAATGTTTCATAAAAAACCCCTTTCACTTTTAAACTATATGTCTATATATTATACCCCTGATTGGCTACTTTCTGATAAAATTTCCGGGTTAGAGTGAGAAATGCAGTTATCTTCTACAGTACAGAAGTAGCTATATTTAATATTATAACTGGGACTTATTGCCTCTGGCCTTGTCCAGTCTTCTATCCATACATTAACACGCCATTTATTGTCGAACACATTGAACGCCATAATTCCGTGATAGTGCCTAATTCTTCCCAATTTACTTAAAACTTCTTGACAGACTAAGTCCCTCTGTAAGTCAACATTGATAGAACTCTTATTCTGGACATTATTTTTTACTGCCCCTTGTAACGTTTGGTGCATAACTAACTCCTTTTAAAAAACTCGCGTGCTATTGACTATCACTGACTACAAATGGCTACAATAGCCAAGACATAAACTCGCGTGCCTTCAAAATACAATAGACTACTAAATTGTAAAAACTCGCGTGCTACAGACATTATCAGACTATGCAAGAAGCTAGAAGGGGGAAGACTCCCCCCGGATTGATATTGAGATTCAGTCTCAGCCCGTCTCTTTCTCTGCTTTTTTTCATAACCCGTTACCTGTCAACACCTTACGTCAATTATACAATACACATCGGCCATGTCAAGGGTGAAACTTGAGAAAATCTTCGTAACCCTTTACATATCAACAACTTAGGGCGGTGCGGGGCCGGGGGCTTGCACTAGTGCGGAAGGTCGCCCGCGCACTGCCATCTGTCAACCCCAAAAACGAAAAAACCCCGCCCCCCGATGATCGGGAAGCGGGGTCGAGGGTCGCAACGTTTCGCGTTAGGCCGCGAGCAGAACCGCACTTTCCAAGGCACGTTGGCTCATGTTCCCATTCTGGCCGAACCAGAGTGAGTCCATGCGGTTCTCGTTGTTGCGTCCTTTGGAGTAGTTGAGATATTCAGTCACGGCGTTGTATGCCGCCCACCAAGTACCTTCCACTCCCGGCAGATCATTGCCCTTGCCAACCTCGAACAGTTCCTCGATATTCGAGACAATGTTCTTGGATCGCGTCGACAAATCTTCCTCTGCCTTATCATGAACTCCGAGAACGATTCGCACATACTTGTTCAGGTCTTCGGTATTGATCGACCGGGATGCAAGGAACCTGTATTCCTCTGCGGTCGTCTCGAATTCCTGATTAGCCAAGTTCATAATGTCTCGGAGCTTTTCGACATTATTTTTGACGAACCTATGGTGACGAACACGAATGAGCTTGGACGCTTTGCAATCGCGTGCCAATGCTTCGGTGTTCGCACACACCACACGAATGGGAGTAAAACCAAAATGAACAGCCAATTTCCCATCGTGACCGTTGGAGAGCAATGCGAACTTGGCGATCTCGTCGCCTCGCACGATCTCTGTATTCTCTAGCCCTAACTGGCAGAGAACCCAAACACGTTCACCGCCACGGAGAGAACCCGCCGTATGCAGAATGAGGTCGCCAGAATCAACCATTGGCTCGAAGACCTCGAAAGCGTGCTTGTTCTGTAGTGGCGTCCAGCGTGGACCCACAACGCCCAATACCCGTCCGTCCGACTCTCTCACGGACGCTTGAGCTTTCACCTGATCACCGTTTTCACGGTAGAGCGGTTCCGTCTTCACTTCCCAATTCAAACCGGCTTGATTGAATGCGTCCCAGAATCCGGTCGCCTCGTCAATCTGTGTGCCGAGTCCGTGCCAAGGGGTAGAGCCAGCAAAAACCATCTTTTCAACTTCGTGTGTCATTCTTCAATTCCTCGTGAGTAAAAGTTTCCAATATTGTACCACAAAACTCTACAAAGTCAAGTCGTCATCCCCGTATTCGTCGTCGTCGCCCTCCCCAAACATCTGTTCAAAACACGGACCACAGGTTCCCGAGATAAGCATTTCCCGCTCATCAGCCGAGAGGTACGGCATCGCGTTTTGGATTAGTTCCCCGTCCTGCCACTTCTCGTAATCTGGCCCGAGTACGGTAATCTGCACCGTCGTTCCACACTTTCGGCAAGTTGGCTCCAGCAGTCCCAGCATATAGTTCATCTCGCTTTCCCTTTCACTTGTTCCAATGATGCTCCTATTATACTTTATATATCGGCAAAGTCAAGGGCAGACCTTTAGTATTTTCTCAAAAAAAATAAATCGACATAAGTTGTTGCTACGTAACGGGTTGCGTGGTGCGGGGCCGGGCCGCCGCACTGCGGCATGTCAAGGGGTAAATAAAAAAAACCGGCGACGGTTCAAAACCGCCACCGGCTTATAAAAATGGGTGGGCAGGATTCGCATTTATTTACCTGCAACGTTTCGGGGTTGGATATGTCCACGGGTATGACCCGCTTCCCTACTTCCGAACCACTTCGCACGGCCTCAACCAGTCGGTCC